GTTCTGTAGTTGCTGCTCTAGACGCTCTCTCTCAGCTACTGGCATGCTGCGGCCGTCTATATCGCGCTGGGCCTGGTCTAGATCTTGCCGGCGCCGCTCAAACTGCTCACGTAGACGTGCCTGCTCTTGTTCAAGGGCAATTCGACCCCCTTGATTCGTGTCGCGTCGCTCGTAGAAGCAATAACCACGCCTGTGATACGCACGCATGTCACAGTACGCCTGCGATACAGTACGCGCTGTTAAAACAGGTACACAGATAACGGGCCCGCACATCGAGTGGTTCGTAGTTAATGTAGGTACTATCCGCGCATTTTTTGATAAAGTCACGTGTATACGACGAATAATTTCTGTATTTACGAAAATGACGACGAAGGTGCGCCGACGAATTCAGATAAACAATTCAACTTATACAGATTACTACTAATAACTATAGATACTTGTTAAATAACGACGTATGTCGTTAGCGGAGTGGGGCTTGACAAATTTATCAATTTGTGGTACAATAGTACCATGACACACGGGGGACAACGTGCGGGCGCAGGTCGGCCTAAAGGTTCTCGCAATAAGGTTGAAGTTGAAGTAGAGGATAGGCTGGACATACAGCCCACGATACACGTCTTTCCTGTTTTGGAAATTACTAAAACACTGCCGTGGGCCTGCCCAAGACGTGGAGTAAAAAGAGACCCCACTCAACCAACTGTACGCGAAAAACGTGCTCGTGTCGATAATTTCAAGCATGAACCGTGTGCTGATTGTGCTATAGTATATCCATCATATATAATGGAGTTTGACCACGTCACGTCTGATAAGATTGATAGTATTTCGTCACTAATTGGTTGGGGGACGTGGGAGCAAATTGAACAAGAACTTGGTAAGTGCGAACTTGTATGTGCAAACTGTCATCGTACAAGAACACATAAACGGCATGTAGAAAATGGCAGAAAGTAAGAGTCTACATGGGGGCAAGCGTGAGGGCGCCGGGCGACCCCGTGGTAATTCAAGTGCCATGAAGGACGCCGGTATAGTCACACGCAAGTTGAAGGGTGGGGCTGAGGTCGGCTGGGAGGTGCTGTCTGATGAGTATCTGTCGTTGATGAGACGTGCCGTACAGATCGCACAGGGTACTGTTGACGACGTCACAACCACACAGAGTGTTAGTATGCTCAAGACACTACTTGAGCTCATGCCTAAAGTAGTGGGCGCCGATACAGACCAGGAAGACTCTCCTATCGCACAGATGCTTAGGGACATGCGTGCTAAAATCACTATTACCACAGATTCAGCCTAGAGACCCGTTGTGGGTTTGGGCTGTCGATACTGTAATTGAAGGTATCACAGTCGATACGCCTCTTGGTACACGCGCCGTACAGCGATTTGACGAATGGCTTGATGCACTGTATAGCCCGGACCCCATAATACTTGCGATAGCGGGTGAGGGTTCAGGCAAGTCACTACACGCGGGCATATGGCTATCAGCTGGTCAGCTTTACGACTCACAACGTGGTGAGTTTTTGTACTGGGTTGTGGGCGCCGACTTTGAAGACGCGCGTAAGGACTTCGACTACTACGTGGCCATACAGGAGCAGCTAGACAACGTGGCTATACTATCCCGGCCTGCCGCGCGCGATCAGCAGTGCTATCTTAAAACTAAAACGGGTCACGAGACATATACCATATCGTCGTATGATGTGACTAAAGTGGCCCGCGACGAGCCGATGCGTATCGTGGGCGCAGAAGTTTCACGTTGGATGCAGGAGACATTTGAGCGGTGCGAGGGGCGCTTAATTCGTAACTACCCTTATTCACGTGGCTTCTTCTCAGGTAGCCCGGAGGCATCATTTGGCTGGTTACCCGACGTAGCCAAGTTTGCTGCCGGGCCAAATGAACGGGGCATACGAGTTGATACCATACCGACCTGGTGTAATCTCGCTAAGTTCCCAGGCGGCCGCCAGGACCCAGCAATCCTCAGAGCTGAGGCCGGCCGTAGCCCACAGAAGTTTGCTGAGCGCTTTGGGGCCGCGTTTGTTCCTCCCAAGGGACTCGTGTGTCACAGCTTTAGAACTAACTTGCACGTAGACTATCAGCTGTCGTATGACCGCGACCTACCGGTGTACTTAGCTATCGACCCAGGCGGAATCGTGTATGCCGTACTGTTCGTACAGTTCTCACTTGATGGCGAAATACATGTCCTTGACGAAATATACATGCACCGAGAATCACATGCAGCAGTCATTAACGAATATCACGCTAATGACCTCTCGTTTGTGGTGACGGGGGGCGCCATAGATGTTGCCAGTAAGCAACCTCAAAACGGTATGCCTGTCTGCTATGAGGAGTGGTTTAAGGATACTGGACTTACATTGTGGGCCCAGAAGCACGCTGTGGACGACTCTGTCGAGCGGCTATACTGGGCTCTGTCTCCTAATCCAAATACTGGACGATCTCGTTTACGTATTCATCCTCAGTGTACTGGCCTTATAAGTGAAATGGGCGGCGGCCAAAGTCCTGTGCCAGATGGCGGGCCGTGGATGCGTTATGAGTCGCGTAATGGTATAGGTGCCCCAAAACGCGAAAATGACCATGCGTGTAAGGCGCTAGCGTACCTACTACTAGGGCCGTATGCCTATCTAGAAGCTGATAGCGAACGGGGCCGTGGTGACGCTACCAGCTACCTAGCACGTCCAGGCGACAAGGCCCACGACGATTTTTGGGACGACTATGACGCTGCTGAGTGAACAGGAAGTATTCAAGCGCTTCCACGATATGGAAAAGCACTACGCTGGTACACATGCCAGTATGCGTGCGACCGAACGTCTACATGAACAGCAGTACGCTGGACTTGTAGATGTACCGTATGAAGTACGTATATTCCAGTCTAGTACTCCCACAAGAATTATAGACGGCTTCCGTAACCAGATACGAACGAATGAGCCAACTGTAAATGTACGGCCATTCGGCGCTAGTAAGCAGGACGAAAAGGATGCACTGTTATTGCAGCGCTGGGGCTATGGAGCACTACAGCAGGAAAGCGCAAATTCCACCGTAAGCCCAAACGCGCAGTGTGCGATGGATTTGCTGTTGCGTGGTGCGTCCTGTAAAAAGATTATCGTTGACGTAGAGCGTATGGTAGGGCCAGCCCCTCGTAGGGGCAGTAAGGCGTATAAGCTCTGGGAACTCGAGGCTATACGCACCTGGCCATACATTTCCGTCGCACTAGACCCCCTTACCGTGTATCCAGCGCCTGGACAGCGTAAGCCTTTGCCGTTTATGATTGAGAAGCAGATACGCTATGCGGGTGATCTGTGGGATCAGTACCCCGATTGGTCGGACCCCAAGCGCGCCTCGCGTAAGGCCGATGGCGATAATCCGTCTCGACACGTTGAGTGGATAGAGTACTGGGACAACGAACTGTACTATCTCATGGCCGATGGAGTGTTTATACAGCCGCCTAAGAAAAATCCCTATGGTTTTGTGCCATATATATTTGAGTGGTCTGGTATGGGCCGTTCACATGCAGACGGCGACCCACGACATCTAGCGATAGGCATCCTTACCAACATTGCCGGTGAGCTTATACAGGAAGTACAGCTCAAGACAGCTATTAGTGTACAGTCACAGATGCACGTGTTCCCGCCCATACTAACTGTAGAGGACCCAAGAAAGGTTGCGAGGCAGTTTGGTGTCGGCCCGGGCAAGGTTATTAAGCATATGCCGGGTAATCCGCCTGTCTATATGAACTTTCCACCGCCGAACGATAACCACTATCTGTTCTTGGAAAAGATAGAAAGTAGTATAGCTCGCGTATTGTCGCCGGCATTGTCTGGTGGCAGTGACTCAAGTGTGCGGTATGGTGTGCTAAACGCGCAGCGTATTGGGCAGGCCCTTACAACTATAGCACCTGTACGTGCCACGCTTGACCGCATTGGTTCACAGACACTGAATATGATGTCTCAGATGGCGCATGCGATGGACATCGACATGGCTATTTCAGGTACACAGGAGCCTGTTGGCGATCCGTACTTAGTTAAGGGCACCGACCACAAGCATCAGAACTTCGTAGTGCTGTTTGAGTCTGTCGACCCATCCGAGAACGATAGGGCACTGTTAGTGGGCGAGGCGCTACGCCGTGCCGGCGACATATCACGCCGGACATTCTGGGAAAAGTACGCCAAAGACACAGTACGTGACCCAGACGAAGAGGAAGCGCGCCTAGACGAAGAAATACTTATGGCACAGCTGTTTGAGTCTGGTGCCATGCTACAGGCAGCACTGAGTGAGGACGTGCAAAACGAGTTTGATGATGGCAATATACAGGACATACGTACGGCTGTAGGCGAGTCGACGCGCGGCCAAAGTGACCAGCCGGACCAGGCAGCCCAGTCTAGAGCACAAGAACTAGAAGCTATTTCTGGCACGCCCGGTGCCGCAACTATCCCTCGACAGCTTGCTGAGGAAGGCAACCGCCAGGGCCGTACTAGCATAACTGGTCGGCCGGAACGTTAGTCATGGCAGAGCTTGATATCACAGGACGTGTCAATCAACGCGTACATGATCGGGTATCACGGCTGCGAAAACGCATGGCAGTGAAGGTACCACTTGGACCTACGCGTGAAAAACTCACTGTCCAAGAGCTGCGCGTAAAGATACAAAACATGGACCCGGTTACTAAACAGCGCATGATGCAGACAGTCGGCCCCGAGCAGTGGTCTGCAATACTAGACAGGCTTTACGGTTAAAATGCCACATCTAGACGAAGATATAAATCCACAAAATATACCAGAAGCACTAGAACTGCACGATAACGGCCTAACAGGATTACCCGTGACTGGAGGAGGTGCGGCATCTAATCAGACGAGCCCCGACATAGTTAACCAAAACCTTAGTGTCATAGGTCCTAATATAACGCAGACTCCACCCACAACAACACCAATACCGCCGCGACCTCCCCAACCTCCATTTCCTGGTACACCTACGTCTCCAGGAACATCCGGGTCACAGCCACGTAATCAGTATCACGAGCCCGCGCGACCAGACTTTGACCCGGGAAGTGGTACGTTTCCCATAACAGTTGAAGAGGCAAACATAATACTGCGATGGGCTAGCATCGAGCTTGCGTCGTTTCGAGTAGTTGCTAATCAAACAACTGGGCGAATCGAATACTATTATCAGGGCCGTATTCTACGTGATACTGTGATCGAAGGCGAGGGCGCACGAATTCCGCCCATGATTGATCTCCCAAACGGGGAGAGTATTACAATACAACAGGCCGTTGTTCGTATGCAGATGCGTGACGACCTATACGAAGCTGCACAGGAGATTCGCCGCCTAGCACAGGACCGAGATAACGAGATAGCTCGAGAGGGGGGCCGAATTGCCCTTGAACAAGAGCAGGCACGTCTACGTGAGCAGTTTGAGCGGCGCCGGCAAGATCTAGACCAGGCCCAGCGCGATATAGACGGCCGCAGCATGCCAGTAGCTGAGAGAGAGCGTCTAGAGCAGCAACTACAGAAC